TGAATGGCAAGGTGCGCATCGGCTACATCGACCCGATGAACATCGACACGATCCAATTTGCCGAGATGGCCACAGCAGACGGCACGGCCTCGGTCAACGTTCCGCTCGCAGTGAGGCTGCGCCGCGAGGTTGGCGAGGTGCTTCAGAAGCCGATGATGCTTGTTCGCCGCGTCGAAGATCCCAACGATCAAAACTACGGCCGGCTGAACGGCGAGTGTTTCTATTTCGCGCTGAATAAAGCCAAGTCGGCCAGCCGCGGCTTCAGCGAGTTATTTGCCCTGGCCGACTGGGTCGATCTCTTCGACCAGATGATATTCGACTTCGGCGACAAGGTTCGCTTTCTTAATTCGTTTGTCTGGCACTACACGCTGACCGGCGCGGATGCGAAGAAGGTGGATGAATACAAGAACAAGCTCACCAAAGATCCGCCGCGCCAGGGCGGCGTGATGGTGACCAACGAGCAGGTGAAGATCGAGGCGCAGACGCCGGACTTCAAGGGCCAGGATATGGCCGAGGGCGCCGGCATGGTCAAGAAATACGGCCTGGGCGGCGCGGGGATTCCTCCCGTGCTGATGGGCGACGGCGACGACGCCAATCGCGCCTCAGCTCTCGAAATGAATGCGCCCTTCACGAAGAAGATCCAGAAGCGGCAGAACCTGATGTCGCGCTGCATCAAGGCCGTGCTTAATTTCGTACTGGATTGCGCGCAGCGCTCCGGAGTACTCCCACAAAATATCGACCTGGGTTTCACGATCGAGTTCCCGGAGATCGCCGTCAAGGATATGGAAAAAGGCGCGCAGACGCTAACCGGAGCTGCCCAGGCGTTGCAGGTAGGCCAGCAGGAAGGATGGGTCACCGGGGTGACTGCGGCGAGGGCCTTCCATACGCTCCTGGGCGAAATTGGCGTGGACATCGAGGACAGCCAGGAGGAGTACGAAAACGCGCAGCAGGAAAAACAGGATCGAGCCGCGAAGCAGCAGGATCAGTTCTTTCCGCAGTCGCAGCTCGCCGGCGCGCTTAAGCAGCTCGGCAAGACGCCGATCGCGCAGCCGAACGCGAAAGAGGAAGCGGGCAAAGGCCCGGATGATGATCTGCTCGACGCGGATGAAGCGAAGACGCTAGTGCAGTAACCAGCCCGGAAAGGACCTAGATGGCGGACACGCGCGCACAGGCTTACGCTCAGCAGCTCGACCTGCTCACAAAGCAGGCCGAGGCTCTGACGCCTGAGGCGCGCCGAAGGATTGTCAAGCTGCTCGACGATGCCAACCGCGAGATCATGGCCGACGTCGCGCGCAGCAATCCAGAGAGCTATAACGCGGCTAGGCTGCACGCGCTCAAGGCACAGATTGACCGCGTGATGCAGGAGTTTGCGCAGCAGGCCGCGAGCCAGATCTCGGATTTCGAAGACAAGACGTACCGTCAGACGGCCCTTCAGGTCGACGCAACGATCTCGGCCGGTACCGGATCGCTGATGGTGCAGCCGGTCATCGATCGCGCGCTGCTGCAGGTTGTGCAGGGTTACACGGCCGATCTCATCACCGGCTTGACTCATGATATGAGCGCGCGGATCAATGCCGCGATTCAGCGAGCGGCTCTCGGCGGCAGCAACCTGCAGCAGCTCGTCGAGCAGATCGGCCGCACGCTCGAAGGCGGCGAGTTCTCCGGGCTCTTCAGCCAGGTGGGCGAGCGCGCGATGTCGATCGCGACGAACGAAATCATGCGCGTGCAGTCGCTGGCCTCGGTTGCGCGCATCAACGACCTGGCGCCGCATCACCCAGGCCTGGCGAAGCGCTGGCTGCATATCCCTGTCGCGAGGGTTCCGCGCGTCTCGCATCTATTGGCCGACGGCCAGGTGCAGAAGCCCGGCGATCCGTTCATCGTCGAAGGTGAAGAGCTTCAATATCCTCGCGATCCATCGGGATCGCCGGAGAACACGATCAACTGCCATTGCCTGGTGCAACCCTACCTGAGCGACGAGCAGCTAAAACCAACCGATCAGGAGCGCCAACTGCTGAAGAGCTATGGCATCTCGGTCGAACGCGCAGCATAAAGGAGAACGCCATGTCCACATCGTCCTTAGTCTCATCGAAGATGGCCCCGGCCGTCGTCACGCCCGCACCGCCAGCGCATCTGTCGGCAGCGGCCAAACTGCAATGGAAGGGGCTCTACCTCAAGGCCCTCGCGCAAGCTCAGGTCGATCAGCCAGGGAATGAGCGCGCACAGCGTGTGATTGCGCTGAAAGCTGCGAATGCGCTCTTGAGTGTTCCCGCCCCCAAAACCGCAGCCGACATCGACGCGCTCGAGCCGTGGCAGGTGTTGCTGCGCGGAACGCGCCAGGAGAAGGGCGAGCAGGTCAAGTTCTGCGTCACGACGGACGGGCGCAAATACAAGTTCCCGTTCGAAGAGCCCGCACAGGCCGCCGCAGCCGCGCCCGTCGATCTCACCGGAATGACGAAGGCGCAGATCGTTTCGCATGCGGCTGAGGTTCACGGGCTGACGCTCGATCCGGCCGCAAAGAAGGAAGATCTGATCGCCGCCGTCACGGCCAAGGCTGCGCAATAACCGCATCTATGGCAGCTTCTCACGCTTCTCGCGCTCAACACTGCGCGGGAAGCGGGGGTGGCGAGAATGGAGATTGAAATGGATCACTCTCTCTTGTTCATGCTCGCGGCCGAGGCCGCGAAGACAAAGTCGGTCGGCGGCAAGGAATACCCTGCCTCCGACTTTCTGTATGTCGGCGACCCCGATGACATTTCGACCTGGAGTATCTGCGTAGCCGACGAGGGCCACGTCCGCGACGGCATGGCGCGCTTCGATCAGGACAAGGTCATTCCGGACGGGAAGAAGAAGGCGATGGCGAAAAAGCTCGTGCGTATCGCAAAGCGGATGGGGATCGATGCCAGCGGCTTCCAAAAGGAATACGTTTCTGCAGAGGCCGACATCTCGCTTGACGAGCGCCAGAACCTGATCAACGGCGAGCTGCGCGAGCAGTTTGGCCTGGACGGCGCCGGCTGCCAGCGCTTCTATCTCTTCGAGACCTTTGACAATTATCTGATCGCGCGCGGCCCCGAGTCGAAGCTTTACCGCATTCCCTATGAGATCGACGGCGATGAGGTTAACTTCGGCGATGCGCAGGAAGTGACCACGGCGTATGTGCCGGTGGCTGAGAGCTGCGAGTTTGAGACCGCCGCGGAAGCCGATGCTACGACGGCCGACCCCAACAAGTTCAAGATCACGATCCTCAAGCCTGGCTGGGGCACCGGTTCGGTGAACGGCGCCGCGCTACCGCATTATTATCCGCAGCAATTTGTCTCGCTCGTTGCCGAAGCGGCCAGCGGCAAGCCTTTCGGGCGCAAGCATCCCGATCAGCGCGGCCCCGATCCGACTGGCGCAACGCAGCCGGAGCGCATCGCCGGCTGGATCGACGGGGCTCAGGTCGAGAGCGGCCGCGCCACCGGCTACGTGAATCTCTTCTCGGCCGAGTCCGATCTCCGCTCGCGTCTCAATGAGGCGCGGACGGCGAAGAAGCTGAACCTCTTTGGCATCTCGATGCTGGCCGCGGTCGGCTATAAGCCGGGCGTGATCGAGGGTAAGCAATGCCTGGTCGCGGAAGCGCTCGGCAGTCTTTACAGCGTGGATCTTTGCGCTCGCGGAGGCGCGGGCGGCGAGTTTCTCACCGCCGCGGCCGCCGTGACCAACGACGTATCAGCGGCGCAGCTAAGCGCCGTCAACGCAGCAGCCACCGCGATTGCGCCCAATCGCCCAAACCGCGGCAGCGCAGAGCGCCTCGCCGCCGAAGGAGCCACTTCGATGAAGAAGTCCATTCTTCAATTGCTCGAAGCGCTTCGGCAAAAAAATGCCGCGCGCTGCGCCGAGCTGAGCTTGAAATTTGCCAACTGCGCCGAGGCCGACTATCCAGCCTTCCTCGACACCGTCACCACGGCTCTCACCGAAGCCCCCGCGCCCGCAGCCGCAGCCGTCGCCGCCGAAGCCGCGCAGGCCACGCTCACCGAGGCTCACCGCATCCAGAGCCGCAACCGCATCGAGACCTCGCTGGCCGCGTCGAAGCTTGCAAAGCCGGCGCAGGATTTGGCGCGCACGCACCTGGAGACGATGCTCACCTCCGAGGCCGATCTGCCGCAGGCGAAGATCGATGCGGAGATCGCCGGCGTTCGTACCGCTTTTGCTGCATTTGAAAGCGTCGGCCGCCTGGTTGTCCGCTCGGGCATAACGCTCGACTCGGCCGACAAGATGTGCCTGGCGATGGAAGCCGCGATCGGCGTCAAGGATTCGGCAGGCAAGGGCGTTCCCGCATTCCGCAGCCTGCGCGAGGCCTATACGACCATTACCGGCGACTTTGATCTGTCGAAGCTGACCGGCGGCGGCGGCTTCTCTGGCCAGCGCATGACCACCGCCGAAGCCGTGTTGAGCGCGGATTTCCCGAATATCCTGCTCAACTCGATGACCAAGAGGCTGCTGCAGGATTGGGCTGAGCTGGCGCTTGACGGCCTCTCGAACCTCTACACCAAGCAGTCGATCAGCGACTACAAGATCCAGGACCGCGTCCGCGAGGGTTATTTCGGCGAGCTGCCGATCGTGGGCGAGGGCGGCCTGGGCGACTCGGGTAATACCGGCCAGGGGACTCAGAGTTATCTGGAGATCGCACGGCCCACTGACGAGCTGGTGACCTATCAGCTTCAGAAGCGTGGCGCGATGCTCTCGATCTCAGAGGAGACGATCCGCAACGACGATCTCGGAGCGATCGCCCGCTTCCCCGGCCGCCTGGCGCGCGCCGGCCGCTGGACGCTGAAGAACTACATCACTTCGTTCTTCGTCAACAATCCGAACTACTCGGCCGACAGCGTGGCGTGGTTTGCCTCCGGGCATAACAACCTGGGCAGCGCGGCTCTCTCTCAGGACTCGCTGATCTCGGCTGAGATCTCGCTACTGACTCAGACCGAGAAGGATTCGGGCGAACCACTCGGATTGCCGCTCGACTGGCTGATGGTGCCCCCGCAGCTCGCGGCCACCGCGCGCCAGATCAACCAAACCAACACCGCCGGCTCGAACGCGTTCTTCCAGCGCTTCGGAGCCAACAACGAGCGGATCTACGTCAACGAAAAGCTCACTGACACGAACGACTGGTACTACGGGACGAATCAGAACAACGCTCCGTTCCTTGAGATGGGCTTCCTCGACGGCATCGAAAATCCGCAGATCTTCTTGGCCAACCAGCCCACCATCGGCACTCAGTTCACGCAAGACGAACTGCAGTACAAGGTGAAGATGGTCTTCAACGGCGCGATCATCGACTTCCGCGGCGTGGGCAAGAACGTCGTAGCCGGCTAGGTAACCTGCCGGCGCGATTGCCTCACGCACCCGCTGCAGGTGAATGCAGCCACGGCCGCCGGGCCGGAGCAATCCGGTCCGGCGATCCAGCAATAGGAGCGAAACCATGCAGGACAGCTTCCGTAGAAGCACTCTCACTCTGCCGTTGCCGACGGCGTCTACCTTTACCTCGGGGACGCCGGACACATTCGTTAATGGGCTGGCCGCGGCTAACGGCGTGGCAACTTACGTTTCGCCGCGTCCGCAGCGCATCGCCGGCGCGCAGCTCTGCCTCAGCGACACCGGTACCGGTGCCGGCGCGACCAACGTGAATGTCAAAGTCAACGGTACGGCCGTCAACGCTGCCAACAGCCTCTCGATCGCCGGAGCCGCTGCCGGCAAGTCGGTTTCGACTGTCATCACCGCGGGCTCCAACAACTACCCCGGCGGAGCGCGCCTTAACGCGGGCGATACGGTGACAATCGACATCGCCTCCGTGCCGGCCACAACCACGCCGAAGCAGGGCTTCGTCGTTCTCGACATCGTCGAAGTCGACATCTAAAGGCAGCGATCAGGGACTAGGGATCAGGGATCGGCCCTGGTCTCTGGTCTTTGGTCACCGACAACCGATTTCTGAACCCTGATCTCTGAAAGCTGGATTATGCCGTTTCCTTACGCCATTGCCGACTTTTGCAGCGAGATCCCGAACGTACTCTCCGACGATGCGAACCATCTCGGAGGGCCATCGGGCACCGCGTATCCGGCGTTTGTCAAGCGGGCGATCATCCAGCGCTACTCGGCCGACTCACCGCTGTGGATCGTGAGCGACATCGAGGGCAATGGCACAAACCTGATTCCGCTGCCGGTCGCGCCGGGCACTGGCGACGATCTGCCGGTCTTCGAGCCGGACTTCAGCGTGATCTCCCAGCTCGAGTTCCCGATCGGCCAGCAGCCGCCTCAACTCATTCTCGATTCGGACTTCCGCGTCTACCGCACTCCGGGGCAGGCGACGCAGATCCTCATCGACTTTGACTCCCCGCAGCCCGGAGTCTTCGTTCGCTCGACCTGGTCGGCGCACCATCTGCCGGACGGTTCGACAGTGCCCGACACAGA